CAACGCAATCTATAGAGATCATCCCATGCTGTGTGATCACATAGTGGCTGTTAACCCTCCCATGTACGAGGAACTGTGCCTGTGGCATAACAACGGCAAGGAGTCCCCTCACATACACGGTCCAGATGACATCAGCAAATGGAACTACATCTGTGAAGGAGACAGTGATAATGAATTACCTGAGGGACTAAAGATATACAGGATATGGCGTGGCGGTGATGTCAAGAAGGGTGGCCGGATCAAGACCAATGACTTCTCCAAGGCCCGGGGTTCCGGTTGCAGTGCTGTTTTGATGGCGGCAGAGTCTAGCATCAAGAACGTGGTGATCTTGGCATTTGATATTATGGGTGCCCAACAGTGGGAGATGGAAACTCCAAGCAGGATTCAAAACAACATCTACAAAAACTCAGCAAACTACCCAAACAGGGCCAGTATGAAGGCATATCTAAAATATGAATGGATGTACCAACTTAGACAAACATTCAAGAGACATAGAAATAAAAACTTCTACTTTATAAATCGAAAAGAATACCTTGAAGGTAATCCGTTCCTACGATACTACTTTGATCAACCAAACATAAAGTGTGGAATATATGCCGACCTACAGAGATGGATAACAGGTTACAGAGATGACATCAGGTGGCGAAGCCTATAGAGTCTTTGTGCTACTGGCATCGATCTTGTAGACTTTACGCATTTTGACACCAACCTTCTGGGCAAACCTTTTGGTATCACAGTGTGGGCAAACGTGCTTGTAGTCATTGGTAGCACGATCAGGGTCAACTTTGGCTTTTGGTCTTAAAAATGTCACTCCGCATGAGTCACACTTGAATACATAAATGGTGTTTTTTCTGTGGAACGTGTGATAAACTCCCAATTTACTCTGGCGTTCGTAAAGCCTCATAGTCTTGAGCGTTTCAATGAACATATATGTATTTAATAAATATGTGTAACACATTATGGGCAAATTAACAATAGACACAGGAACACTAGGGAATCCATCGACAGGTGATTCATTGCGAACTGCCTTTAACAAAGTAAACGAAAACTTTGACGAAATTTATGAGGCTGTTGGCACGCAACTGGATACAGGACTTTTAACCACTAACATAACAAATGGTGATATAAAAGTACAACCAAATGGCACAGGTGTTGTTGAGATTGATTCATTAAAAATTACTGATGACGATATTACAAGTTTGTTAACAAACGGCACGGTCGCAATCACCGGAAATGGCACAGGCACGGTAGACATCGAAGGATTGTCCTTCAAAGGAACTTCCATATCGAGCGGTGACAGTTCAACAATCAACTTGAATGAAAACGTCAATGTGGATGGTAACTTGACAGTGACAGGAAACTTTGACCTAGAGGGCTTGGCTGTAGGAACCTTAGACGTCGACAACTTAAATTTGAACGACAACACAATCAGTTCAGACTCAAACTCAGATATAAACATCAGTCCAGGTGGTACAGGAAATGTTGTTTTTCCTGGAGTCACAATATCGGACAATACCATAACAACATCTGGTTCGAACGCCAATCTAGAACTTGATGCGGCAGGCACAGGAAAAGTAAAAGTTATCGGCATCTTATCAGTAGACGATGGCAGTACCACTGACAACTATGTAGGATTTGGTGATGCAGATGACCTTAAGATATTCCACAACGGAAGCCATTCGATAATAAGAGAGACAGGAACCGGAAGCCTTTACCTGCAGAGTGACAACAATGTGATAATTGGCAAGGATAGTGGTTCAGAAACCATGATAAAGGGTGTTGCCGATGGGGCAGTTGAACTTTATCACGATAATGTTAAAAAGTTGAATACCTCGTCAAGTGGTGTCACTGTGGTTGATGAATTACACACAGAAGGTGCAACCCCTCATCTAACACTCAAAAGAACTGACAATGCAAATATTCCAACACTACGTTTCAAAGGCAGTGGTGGCACTGTTGGTGCAAGTATAGACTTTCAGGGTACAGGAGGCACCTCTAATGAACTTGCATTTCAAGTGTTTGACGGGGCCAGTTTAGCAGAGCGTTTCAGAGTTACATATACTGGGGCAAAAGTAACAGGCACTTTAAATGTAGATGATGGCGTAACAATTACAGACAACACAATCGCCACATCGGCATCAAATGCCAACTTAGAATTATCAGCCGCTGGCACAGGAAACATAATATTTGACACAGATTTGGTCAGCGTTGGTGGTGGTTCCGAGGTGGGACACATATCATCCAATGGTGCATTCAATTTATTGCTATCTACAAACGGTGACACAGATTCAGGATCAATAGAGATCGTTGATGGCACAAACGGAGATATTAAGATAGAAACAGATGGAACTGGTGATGTATTATTAAAAGGTGATAAGGTAGGTATTGGTACTGTCAATCAGCCAGACACACTCTTACACCTAAAAGATACAAATTCAGTAATCACACTGCAAAGAACTAATGACGCAAACACACCTGGTCTAAGTTTCCAACAATCAGGCGGAAACGTCAGAGGAGTCATAAAATTAGATGGTACATCAGGTACTTCCAATGAAATTTTCATGCAAACATATGATGGTTCTTCATTGGCAGAAAGATTCAGGGTAACACACACAGGTGCAAAAGTATCAGGTACACTGAACGTAGATGATGGCGTAACAATCACAGACAACACAGTCAAGGCAAGTGCCTCAAATGCAGACTTAGAATTAGACGGCGGTGGTTCGGGAGTGGTCAAGGTACTGGCAGATGCAACAGTGGTCGGAACACTAAGTACTGCTAATATCACAAACACTAATAATATTACAACGACACAACTGGATGCAGACGGCGTCAGAGTCAAAGACAACACAATCACCACGTTGGCTTCAAACGCCAACCTTGAATTGAGTGCTAATGGCACTGGTGTTGTCACCATTGATGGTGGTATTGACATAGGTGACGCAAACATCAGTTTTGGCACCGCAACCACTACATCATCTTCGGCGGCGAACATGGACACGTTTACGGCGGCAACATTTAGAAGTGCCAAGTACCAGGTGTCAATAGTAGACTCAACAAACACTAGATTTGGAATATACGAAATATTCGTAACACATGATGGCTCATCTGCGTACATAAACGCACAAGGTATCAGTGATACGGGTGAAAATCTAGCCACATTTTCAGCAGATATCAACAGTGGTTCTGTAAGGGTAAGGGTGGTTCCGATATCAGACGCATCGACTGTATTCAAGTTTGTTAGAACAGTCTTTGCCGTATAACGCATAAAAGCATTTTCACTAAATATTAGTTGATATGACCCAAGAAGTAATTGATATAGGTGTAAATGCGGATGACGGAACAGGTGATTCGCTTTATGAAGCCGGGCAGAAGATAAACAACAATTTCACGGAGTTATTTGCCAAGGCGTCTGTTGATGCAGATATAAAGTTCTTTGGCAACAACATCACGTCAAGACTATCAAATGCCGACATATTTGTTCATCCATCAGGCACAGGAAATGTTTTGTTTCCAAGCATTAGGTTCAATGACAACAACATAGAAGCCCTAAACTCAAATGATGACCTAAAGATAGAGGCCAACGGGTCTGGAAGGGTCACTATCGCTGGACTAGGTTTTAGTGGCACAACGATAAGTGCTACTGACTCTTCATCTGTCAACATAAACGAAAATTTGATAGTGGACGGTGACTACACAACAGCAGATGGTTTTTCCTTCACTGGAGCACAAACTTTTGCCAGTGGAATGTTATTCGGAAACTTACAATTATCCGATGGATTGATTGTTGACGGCATAAGTGGTCAAATAAGTTTTGGTGATGAAAATTTAACAAGCACAGGCACCCTGTCAGCGGCGACAGGCTCACAGTTTGGCCAGATAGATTTACTTAGTGGAATAATAAACGATTCATCAGGATCAATCAGTTTTGGCAATGAAAATCTAAGCACGACAGGTACACTAGATGTGTCTGGTCTAACAACCATGGGCTCAATTTCTGTTTCTGGTGCAACGTCATTTGCTGATTCAATCACAGTTGACAATCTAACATTCAATGACAACATTATTTCCACAAGTTCTAACGCTGACCTAAGACTAACACCAGGTGGCACAGGTGTGGTCAATGTCAGCAATCTTACGATAGATTCATCTCTCAACTTCAGTGACAACGTTTTAAAAGTAACAACTTCCAATGCCGATTTTGACCTAGCGGCAAGTGGTACAGGATCTGTTGTAATCAACAATGTAAATCTTGATGCTGGAACCATAGACAACACAGTTATCGGCGCCAGCGAACCTGCCGCTGGAAATTTCACACAGCCTATTGGATATGACACGTTGGTGATCCCTAACAAGATAACTTTTTCGGGTAACACAATGTCAACCAACAGATCCAATGACAACCTAGAATTCGAGGCCAGTGGATCAGGCAAGGTCGTGATCAATGGTTTGGCGTTACCCAACAGTGACGGTGAGACAGGTGAGTTCATCCAGACCGATGGAAGTGGAAACCTAACATTTGCTGGTGTTTCCATATCTTTCAGTGAATCAACAATACAGGACGCACAGGCAACTATTGGTTTCACGTCTGAGGTAGTGATTGACGCCAACATATCAACCGGTGAAAATGAATCAATAACCGCAGGAACCAGCATGATAAATGATTTCGATAGTTCGAAGTACGACAGTGCTTTCTACGTGGCTTTGAGTAGGGTCGAGGAGGCTGACAGTTCGATAGAGTTCCAGATGCAGAAACACACTCTTGCACGTGGCACGAACGACGGATCAACTTTTGACTCGTTCTCTGGGTCAACACAGATAGTAAGGACTTCGGCCGCGGAAGAGGTACAACTCTCTACAGACATCAGGGCGGCAAACGACAAAGTGAGGCTACTAGGAGCCGGCGGAAAGTTAGCAGATGGTTCAACAAATTCAGCGATTAACACACTACACTTCTTCAGGATAGGTCTCGGAGACAATGATTCTTCAGGCACACAGGCCGGAAGCTCGGAATATACACAACAGCAAACTTTGGTCACGGCAGATCTAGATTCTGCGGCGGCCACTCTGGACTCATTTTCTGCTTCTTCATTCCGGGGGGCAAAATATTATATTTCGGTCAACAACACGACCTCCAATGAGGTATCATCATCAGAGGTGTTGGTAGTACACAATGGCACAGACGCATTCATTACAGAATATAACCTAATTATATCTAACGCGGAAACCACACCGCTGGCCACATTCACTGCGGACATCAGCGGAGGTGACGTGAGACTGCGAGGGGCCAACGGCACTGCAGGAACATGCAGAGTCACAATGTATCGTGTGCTGTTATCGGACTCGGAAGTTAACAGGTCAGGCACTCCGATCGCGATAGTTGGTTCAACAGCAATCGGACAGCTCACAACCACCGATGTGGACCATGTCACCACAACAATAAATTCCAAACAAGGATTCGAAACAGAGGAGACCCTTGATGAATTTGCATCATCCAAGTATGACAGTGCTTGGTACCATACATTGACCAAAGACATGACATCTGGCAGGTTGGCATTCCACAAATATTCATTGCTACATGGCACCAGTGACGACAGCAGTATCGAGGCATTTGTGACAGACAGTAGTGTGGTGAGATCTGAGGAGTTCGACGTGGTCACAGCAAACGCCAGTGTTGACGATGGCAACATACGTTTGAATCTTACTGGAATCAACGACGGTTCTACAACAATGTTAAACTTTGCAAACACCTACAGAATAGGACTTGGCGACTCTGATTCAACAGGATATGTTGGTGAGGAGTCCAGTTTGGCCACTGTTGAGATCAACACAGACGTTGACAGTGCTTCGGAGAGCATTGACTCATTCGCCCATGCCAGTTTCAGAGGAGCAAAATATTATGTGTCAGTGAAAAATGCGTCGGGTGGCGAAGTCATGAATACAGAATTATTAGTGGTGCACAACGGCACTGATGCATTCATCACTAGTTATAACGAACACAGTTCAGGCAACACAGGTGCCGCTTCGACAGATACCCTTTGTACTTTTACGGCGGCCATAAGTGGTAGTAATGTGGTGGTCAGTGCGGCGGGCCTACAGACCAACCTTAGAATACACATGTATAGGATTTTGTTGGCTGACAATCCTTCTGCGACAACTGGCACCAATGTAAATGTTATCTCAGGCACAAATGTTTCTAGTTCTGCGACAACAATCGACACATTCAGCACCAATTCTTACGGTGCCGCACACTACATCATAGTGGGCACTAAGTCCAATGACAGTTGCATAATGGAGGCCACGGTGATCAGTGACGGCACCGAAGCAAGTATATCAGAAGGGCCACAGGTCAGCACAGAGGAGACACCGATGTTGACTCTGTCTGCATCGCACAGTTCAACCACAACCACAGTACAAGCGGCTTCAACATCAGGCGCCAGCACAAACGTCAGTGCCTATAGGATACACATACCAACACCCACAGGAACACAGTTCACTGAGATAGATTCTTTCGCACACAACAGCACACAGGGTGCCCTGTATGTTGCGGTGACTAACCAGACAGATGGGAAAGCGGCCATCGACGAAGTCATGGTAGTGACAGATGGTACTGACGCATACAATGTGAGATTCGGCATCAACACGGATTCCGCGTCTAGTAATCTAGTCAACTGGACGACTGCAGTTGAAGGAAGTAACGCCAAGGTGAGGGCAACACTCACAGACACAAGAGCAGAAGGCACAATCAACGCATGGCAGGTGCACCTAGACAGGGCGGCGGGGAATCCGTCAAATATTGCCACGCTGGACAGTTTCAATAAAACCACGCACCGGGGTGCTTTCTACACTGTTTCCATATCTGATCCTAATGGTGGGGCACTAGGAAACTACGAACTTGCTGATGTTCGAATTACTCATGACGGCACAACTCCATTTATTTCCGTGTTTGGAAGAACCAATAGTGCTAGTGATGATCTGGTCAACTTCAGTGCTGACATAGATGGCGACAATGTGAGGCTTAGAGGTCAAATAAATACAAGTAATACACATACGGTAACCTCAGTTAGGAGATTGATAGACGTATAGCATATGGCACAATTAGTTTTAAATGTAGGAACAAACGCAAACGACGGAACGGGAGATACGTTACGAGATGCAATGATCAAGGTGAACACAAACTTCACCGAGGTTTATGGATCTGCAGGCTTTGACCTTACAACAATACAAGTAACCGGAAATGAAATAAGGGCGACCAGAACAAATGATGATATTGTTTTTAAGCCTGCTGGTGCTGGGGGAGTTGAATTTCCCGCTTTAAGGATCAATGGAAACAACATAGAAGGTACAAGATCAAACGAAGACATCAACCTTGTTCCATCTGGCACAGGAAACGTGATATTCGGCGCCATACAGATAGCCGGAACAACATTAAGTTCAACTGATTCTGCAACAATCAATATCAACGAAGGTTTGATAGTTGACGGGTCAATGACTGTTACAGGTTCAACAACATTTCAGGGTGCCATCAACGCAGGGTCAGGTAGTACCATAGGAAACTTAACACTTGCCAATGGTTCGATAACAGATTCGTCCGGAGCAATAAGTTTTGGAAATGAAAATTTAACTACCACAGGAACTGTAACTGCGGCATCAGGCTCCACGTTTGGTAACCTTACACTTGCAGACGGATCGATCACTGACTCATCTGGAGCCATTAGTTTTGGCAATGAGAATCTAAGCACCACTGGTACTTTGAATGTTTCAGGACTGTCTACTCTAGGTGCATTGACGGTAACAGGAGCAATGACCTTTACAAGTGGAGGAGTCACAGTTGACAATCTAAGTTTCAATGACAACATAATATCTTCTAGTTCAAACGCAGATATACGTTTGACCCCAGGTGGAACAGGATCTGTAATAGTAAACAGCCTGACAATCGATGACAACATCAACATCACGGATAACCATATCAAGGCAACTGCGTCAAACTCGGACTTGGTACTATCCCCGTCGGGCACAGGGCAGGTTGTTATTGCAAAAGCAGACATCAACAGTGGTGCCATAGACGGCACAGTGATAGGTGGAACAACGGCGGCGGCAGGTACTTTCACTACTTTGACAGTGACACAGGCGTTGACTCTTGGTCAAATCACGATCGATGACAACACTGTCAAAACAAATTCTTCCAATGCCAACCTTGAATTATCAGGAAACGGCACAGGGGGTGTTACTATAAGTGGTTTCACTTTTCCTACAACAGATGGAAGCACCAACCAATTTATAAAAACAGACGGAGCAGGGACTCTTTCATTCGCCACTGCAGGTGCGACACTTAATCATTCGGATCTTGTTGATGCCACAACTACCGTGTCAAGTTCTGCAACATCTGTTATGAATACGTTTGATAAGAGCACAGCGAGAAGTGCCAAATATTTCATATCAATCACAGACGCATCAAACAGTAGGTTCGAAGTTGTGGAGGCAAATGTAACACACGACGGTACTGATGCATACATATCAACCTTTGGTTCTACAACTGATTACACAGGCCCATTGACAACTTTCTCGGCAGATATCAGTGGATCGGATGTCAGGGTTTTGGTAACAAATATTTCAAATAATAGCATTGTATTCAAGTTCCAAAGGATAACTTTCGACGTCTAAATTACATTAGGTTCTTAGAATCTAAGATAAATAAGTTTATCAAAAGGGGATTATAATATGGCACAACAAACAATAAACATAGGATCAAGTGCAAACGACGGAACAGGTGATCCGTTACGAACAGCATTTGACAAAATTAACGATAACTTTACAGAATTATACGGCTCTACAGCAGAGGCCAATGACCTTATAGAGGATTCAACTCCCCAATTGGGTGGAGATCTCGATGTCAATGGAAAAAGAATCACATCAGCGAGATCAAATGAAGACATAATTTTATTACCAAACGGTACAGGCGGAGTGGTAGCGTCAGCGATTAGAATAGCAGGTACCACAATCAGCTCAGATGATTCAAGCACTATCAACATCAATGAAGGTTTGGTCGTAGATGGCACAGCAAGTGTTTCAGGAGCAGTAACCATGGCCTCTACATTGGCGGTAACAGGCGTTGCAACTTTCACTGCAACTCCAGTTTTCAGTGGTGACATCACTGTTTCAGATGACATTAATCTAACATCAGACAGTGCCGTTATAACTTTTGGTGCAGACAACGACACAACTTTGACGCACACAGATGGTACAGGATTAACTTTAAATTCAACAAACAAACTTTGTTTCAATGATGCATCTCAGTTTATACAGGGTTCAAGCGCAACTGTGTTATCAATAGGTGCAACAGATGAAATTGACTTGACTGCCACTGATATTGATGTAAATGGAACAATGAGTGTGAGTGGAACACTTACAACAGCGTCAATTACTACAACAGGAACACACACTATTACCGGAACCGCGGCAATAGATGGAGTAACAATAACGGACAATACAATCAGTTCAAACGCATCAAACTCAGATCTCGAGATCAGCGCCAACGGAACTGGAAAAGTTGATATCGAAGGAATATCATTCTTTGGAACTACTTTGACAGCGGCAGATTCTTCTACAATTAATATCAACGAAGGATTAGTTGTTGATGGTTCCGCAACTGTATCAGGAACACTTACAACAGCAGATGTATCTACAACAGGTACAAATACTATCTCTGGTGCACTAACAGCCGGTTCATTGAATATTGGTGACTTAAACATTTCAGCAGATGGAAGCATCACATCTGACACCAACGGTGACATTGTTATTGATCCAGCAGGAACTGGTGCCATTGTATTGACTGGTGACATTACCGCTACTGGTACACAGACAACAACAGGACAATTAAACGTTGACAACTTAAGATTAGACGGAAACGTTCTATCAGCAACATCAGGTGCAATTACGTTAACTCCAGCAGATGGACAGAACGTCACTGTATCAGGAACAAATGTAAACTTTACCGCGGCGGAAGCCAACTTTACATTGATGGAGGCGACCACAGCCAGGGCAGATGTAATAGAAAGTGATACATCAAACGGCGACCTTGTGTTTAACACACAAGGTACTGGTGTATTTGATTTTAATGCCGCGATCAAAATGGCTGAAGTATCTAAACCTACTGCGGTTGCTGATCATGGATTTATATATGTCAAAGACGATAGTGGCACTGGAGAGGTTTTTGTTCTCGATGGCGCAGACAATGAAACAAAAATTTCACCACACAATGACAAAGGCGAATGGGAATACTACTCACGAAACAGCAGTACAGGTAAAACTGTGAGAATCAACATGGAAGCAATGATTCGTGATCTAGAAAAGTTCACAGGTAGCAAGTACATAGAAACTGTTTAAAAAACATAGTACATTTAATACGTAGTCTTTCACAACACAAGAATGAAGAGACACTGGAATAATAAGCGGCATAAAAAATCGCCTCAATCTGAGATCCAACGCTTGGAAGATGCCATACGGCGTACCAATGACAAAACCGAGCGTGAAAATTTAAAACAGCATATTGAACACTGGATTCGTACACAGAATAATCATCGGTAATTGCCAATAAATACCCTTTGTAAGGAGTAAGATTAATGGCAACACCAGTGTGGTCTACCACAGCAGGTAAAATTGCATCTATTGACGAACAGTCAGCGTTTTCGCTTCAACTCGAAGCGAACACTAGTGATTCAACGGCCATTGCTTACTCGTTGATTGCAGGAAGCCTACCTTCAGGAATGTCTCTTACTTCCACAGGCTTACTAACAGGAACTCCGGCTGAGGTTGCCAAAAGAACTCTTTACACCTTCGTCGTGCGAGCCACGGCCGGATCCGCAATAACAGACAGAACATTT